CCGGAATTTACATTCATAAAATTTGTTAAAATTCTATTTTATGAAGGTCCATATAATAACGTTGAGTTATATAGACAACCTTTATAAGAAAAAATAGGTGATTAGATATTAATCACATAATATTTGTTCGATAATACACATAATTACAATGAAGTCAAATGATCAGTCGAAGAAAGAATAATAGCAAGAGACGCAGCACGACCTTTTAAACCTCCAACCATAGGATACACGTTACCAAAGGATAATTGATCACCAGCTGACAAATGTGTACATATATAATTTATAATACACCAACCATTAGAATTGGAATCTGTAGCATTCCCGCCAACGGCGGAAACACTAACAGTACCAGTTTCACCAATATAGGTGACGGTAGGTGGTAAAAGATATATGTCAGTTTGATTAGCAACATTTGTTGCATCGACGACGAACTGGATTTGACCAGTAAAGTCTCGAGCAAATGTCATAGTGTGATCATTGTCAATAGATACAGATAAATTCCCATAAACAGCACGTTGATTAACAAACATGTGTGCAGAATCTAATGAACCATTAGTACCTAAACCAAGAACATACTTTTTGTACGATTCGTTTAGAATAACTGATTGATTCATAATCTGCGGAAATTTAAGTTCTATATCATATTCTATCCATAGTTCACCAGCATAACTGAGATCTGTAGAAACAGCATCAGTAGCAATAACTATATAAAATGGATCATATAATTTTCTATCTGTGACATTTCCAACCCTAATATAATAATCTTTAAAATTCATTATATCTTTTTCAGAAAGATTTATTGAAAAATCCTTCCAAACAGGTGATCTAGCAGCAAAAGCATATTCAAGCAATTCTGTCTTTGTGGACGGTAATGGGTCTGAAACATTAAATTCAGGTGCCATCATGACCATTCCAGGGACAAATGTTGATTGAGCAGTCTTATATTGTAATGAGACATGCTTAATAATATACTTTTCAAAATTAGGTGCAACCCCAGACAACCAAGGAAAGGTCGACTTAAGGCCGGGATTAAATGTAACCTCGATTGGGGTAAAAGGATCTTGTGGTACCACGTTCTGTAAGAACTCCCTCTTCTTTATCCTGAAACTGTTACCGGATGCTCTTCCATTAGGGAATGAGTACTGAGTACTACTCGATAATGATGTTTGAGTATCTTTGTTGTTCCTTTTCTTTTCGTTCTTCAAATTTCTCTTTTTGAGAAAAGCCTTCGCACTTTGCAAATCTTTCATTGTTGACATTTTTATTTATAGATTTTTCGATACTGTTAAGGAATCTCTCTCCGATTATATGGAGTTTTGATTCGGTATCTAGATTATCCGTCAACGATGAAATTGGATGATTCACATAGTCTTTACAGTCTTTAACCACTCTCTTATTTATTTTTACATATAAAGAACCATACTGAACATGGAACTTATCCCAGAACTGAAATTTATTTGGTAAATCTCGTTCTTGGAAAAAATTCTTATGGTGTCTTCTCAGTAAAAAACTTCGATACTCCTTCGGAGCTTTCAGCTTAATAAGATTTCTTGGGATATAATCCTTTTTCAAGGGATCCAAGAATGTGGGATTTAAAGGATCTTTCTTATATTTTCTAATATTCGGATTGACAACGTGTTCTTGTGATAAAAAAAGAGGGGGTAGGCATCTATTGAGAGACCAACCTTCTTTATAATTATTTGTTCTTTTTACCTTAGTACGAAGATATATAATTTGTTTTTGCAAACGAGTTATATTCTTACAATAACCAGGTATACCAAGACCACCAAGAGATGGAGGTAAGAACCAATTAATCTTAGAACACAGAGACATTTCCGAAATAGTACGTTTATTATATTTAATGGCAAGGTTTATTAATGAATAATGGTTAGGTTGATCAATAATTACACGATCGAGAATAGGACCAATTGGTCTATCTCTCGGTAATCTAAAAACCAAATTTAACCTATGAGGAAAGATCTGTGAGATCTTTTCTTTCATAAAAAACATTGTACTATTTATCACCGCGGTATCTTTTGAAACATAGGTTTTTCCCACGGATAATTGAAATGAGAACTTCTTTGTGAGTTCCATCCATATATCAATTACCGATTTGGGTGCATATGCAAGGAAATCATCACCATTGACTAAACAAGGTGGACTTCCAATCCTGTTATTAGTTTCAAACCAAAGAGCATAATTGAGTAAACATAAGAGTGGAAAACTCTTAATGTCACCCATAAGTTGTTCATTTGTTTGAGTAATAACTCCTCCGTCACAGATCTTATCACCTGATTCTGGGTTTTTTAACCATTCAGAAATTTCACATTTAAGATCATCAAATGTCTCTGTTCCCATATGTCCAACTTTAATTTTTCTATTAAGAAATAAAGAATTACGGATTTCGGAAACAGGTACAGTACGGTAGGATTTTGCAACACATGAGAAGTAAACATTTAAGTTTATCCATCTTCTCTTTTGTGAACCAACATTTTCATCTTGACAATAAGACCAAATCTTTTTAAACGCTGGTAACATTTCCTCAGAATTAACTGGGATATTGAAGTCACCAAGAGTTTTAAAGATAGCTCTGTCAAGTATTTTAGATACATAAGGCGATATAAAGCCTGTTGCGTTTTTATAATCTCCTGATAAAAAATAAAGAGTTTCTCTATTCTCCAAGTTACTACTATAGTAACTCCTACTATCATCAATTAATTTTTCAATATCACTTTCTTGAACATCCCTACCAAAACAAAGTACATCAGACCTCTTCATAGAATTCGCAAGTATAACCTGTAAAGGTTTACCAGCATAAAATTCCTGAGGACTACATGTACAAATTGTTCTGATTTTTAGGGGCTCAGAGAGTAAAGTTGCTCGACCATGAACTTCGGAAGGAATCAATCCATAAGCGAAGAAAGGAGCAGGTATTGTGTCTTTTTCATAAGACATAAATTGAGGATCAGATCCATGGACTGTTTCGGCTGAAGAAGTCGACAAACAGTAATTTGATACTGAGGCGTAGGATTGTACACTAATGTGACAATTAGGAAAAACTCTCTTTACACATGTTTCAAGAATTTCAGATGGTAAGAGTACATCCTCCGAAGAGGAAGGTCTTGTTAAGGAAATTTCATATTCCTTACCAGCTTCATTTTTAAAACTTTGTGGAAGATCAGGTGCGCAACGGCGATTATATAATAAACTATTAGAAAAAGAAAGAAATGACTTTCTCCGTTCTCCAAATCGACGGAAGAAAAGTCTTTTAATTTTAACTGTAAAGGGCAACCACCTGGGATATCCAGCAGGATGGTCGGGCAAAGTAAGAGATTGAGTAGATCTAGAAGCAAGACAGGTGTAGTAATATTTTATTACTGACACATATTTGTTTTCAGGCGATCTAATCATTTGGGAAATCATTGTAAAAAATGTGCTCTCATTCCCTCTTATGCATTTATTCAATGAAGAATAATGTAGCCTAAGAAGTTCAGAGAAAACATCAAGATATGTCAGCAGTTGATTAATAGAATCAACACTGGCATAAGGATTATTGAGCTTGATGTTATGGAATATTTCAACAGATTTGTTGAAGAATATTTCATCCCTGTTCATACAGGGTACCGAACAAAACTTATCGAACCACTCTCTCAATGTGAGTGATTGACGAGTTCTCGACTTTTTCGAAGTTGAG